ATGTACTTCATGGGAGGGGCGGCTCTGGCAATCGGGATAATCGATGGGTTGCGGAGAGTCTGGCGGAGGCTGACCGGAGAAAAGGAATGACTGAGAAAGGGCTAAGGAAGAAAAGCACCCCTATGGAAGGAAATCCAATACCCGGAAGATGCGGCTCTCCCCTCCGAAAGAAGCCCGGTAAGTACTGTGAGAAGTGGCCGCTGAAAGACCGGACACGGTGTCGGCTTCACGGAGGCTTGACCCCGCGTGGGGTAGCAGCCCCAAGCTTTGGGAACGGCCGATACTCGAAGTGCATCCCGGAACGCCTGGTAGCCACCTATGAGGAGTCGCGGAACAACCCACAGCTCTTGAACCTGCGGGATGAAGCCTCGCTCCTTGAAACCCGCATCACCGACCTGATTCAATCCCTGCGATATCAGCCCACGGAGGCAAGCTGGAAGGCCGCGTTTAGCTTCTATGAACAGTTCAAGGTCTGCCGGGCAAAGCAGGACGGCCAGGGCATGGGAGTTGCACTGGAGAAACTTGGAGAGGTTCTGACGCAGGGTATAGACTCAGCAGCTACGTGGGACCGCATACAGGACACGATTGACGGCAAGCGGAAGATCGTGGAGACCATTGCCAAACAGGACTTTCTCGGGGCGGTAGCAATCGAGCGGGTGATGACACTCTTCGTGGGAATGGCTGAGGCCGTAAAGGACCACGTTACAGACTTGAAGGTTCGGCGGATGATCTACCAGCGGTTTGAGGAGATGGCCACGCGGAGCGGGATTGCCAAGCCGCAAGAGGCTGCGCAGACGCTGGATACAAAGGCGCTGCCTACCTAGCAGTTTTGGTACAATGCGCCAATTTGGTACGGTGCGCCACAGAATTATGGTACAATGTACCAATGAGGAAAATGGCTGAAGTAAATCACTGCGATGAATGTCACCACGAATGGATGGGGGACCCTAACGCGAAGCGGTGTCCAAGCCGGGAGTGCCGGTCGGTGAAATGGAACGCTGGTTCAAAGGACAGGTCGGTAGGACAATCCGGTAGTCTAGCGGTCTCCAAAACCGTTGATTCCAGTTCAAATCTGGACCGGCCTGCCAAGTTTAACCCGAATGCCACTGTGTACCCCATTCCCGTAGCCCGGCGGCCCGTGGTGCAATCAGCGAAGCCTGAGCCTAGCGATGTATGGGCCCCGGGGACCTCACGCAAGACGAAGGCTGACTTCCTTGAAAAGTACGGACGCCCGCCGGCGAACAGGACCGAGGCGGACGGGTACGCCAAGCGGGGGTATTAGATGGAAGGCTGCGGGCGAAAACTCGGAGCGTAAGCGCCGATGTGGGCCGGCAACCCAAAACCGTTGGTCGCGGGTCAGGCTGTTCGCGCAGTCTGGCAAAGGGAACCGGCCCTACCCGAGGGGAAGACTGTATGAAGCGAGTCTCAACTCTATCGCTCGATGACGTGCGGGCCGAGGTGGGCCGCATTTTGGTTCCCAGCGAGGAGGAGGAGCGCACGGGCATGGATGCGCTCAAAATCGAGAAGCATCTGCATGAATTCATGCTGCGGGGCTGGCATGTTCTGGAACCGGCAGTGGCCTTCAAGGACAACTGGCACATCGGCTATCTTTGCGAGCACCTAGAGGCAGTGACGGCCGGAGAAATCAAGCGGCTGCTGGTCAATGAACCTCCCCGGCATTCAAAATCCCATTGTGCGGCAATCTTCTGGCCTGTCTGGAGTTGGATTAGACAGCCCGCGCTGCGCTATATGTACCTGAGCTATGACGCGCAACTGGCGACCGAACACTCACTCAAGCGGCGTGACTTGATAACGAGCCGATGGTTCCGGAATCGCTGGGGGCAGAACTTCCGCTTGCGCGGCGACGCCAACATCAAAACCCACTTCGAAAATGACCGGACGGGCGTCATGTATTCGGCGCCGCTATCCGGCTCAATAACCGGGCACGGGGCAGATGTGCTTACCATCGATGATCCGCACAGCCGGGATGACATGGACAATGACGCAGCGATTGAAAGCGGAGTACGTGCCTACCGGGTCAACGTCCCGCAGTGCGTCAACGATCCTGAAAAGGCATCCATAGTGGTGATCTGTCAACAACTGAACGAGAAAGATCTGAGCAACTGGCTCTTGAAGCATGAGCCGGATCAGTGGACGCATGTGAAGCTAGAGGGCGAGGCGACCGCTAGAAAAACGTATGTCTTCCCGATGTCTGGCCAGAAGATCACACGGGAACTCGGGGAGGCGCTCCACGCTGATTACTGGTCCCTACAGAAACTTCATAGCATGATCCCTGTGCTGGGCCGGCGGGGTTATGACGCACAGGTCCAGCAATCACCTTCTGGTGTAACCGGAGGCATCATCAAGCGCGAATGGTTTCGCTTCTATCGCCTTGATTGGTGCCCAGATCCGAAGGGCCTTATGCTCGTGTTGCCGGTCCAAGGCGAAGAAGACGTGCAAAGCTGGGATATGGCATTTAAGAGCCACTCGGATAGCAGCTATGTGGCCGGCCAGCGGTGGCGGCGGAAGGGAGCCAATAAGTATCTGCTGGCAGAGATACATGAGCATCTGGATTTTCCAGGAACATGCCGCAGGATGGAGGAATGGAACAAAGACTTCCCGCGCGACGGGGCTCGTTGGGTGGAAGACGCGGCCAACGGCCCGGCGGTCATCGCGCAACTACGCCACGTGGTGCCCAGGCTGATTCCGGTGCGGGCCAAGGACAGCAAGGCGGCGCGCCTAAGTGCCGCGAGCCGCGACATCGAGGCGGGAAATGTCTACCTCCCAGACCCTGAGATGCCCGGTTATGGATGGGTGAACGAGTTTATCGACGAAGTATGCAAGTGCTACAGCGACAAGTCTGGGCTTTGGGATCGGGCGGATGCGCTGAGCCAAACTATCAACCAGTTTCGGACTGGCGCGCGGCAGGTACTTTCGGTTCCCACAGCCCTGCCGAAGGAAGCATACTGGACGTCATTGAGGTAAGGAGGAAATGGAGATGATATGTTGCTCACCCAGGCGACTGAAAATCAAGTTGACCAAACCCGCTAAAGTACTTATCTGGCTGATCCTTACGATGCTTTTACTCGGTTTCTGGAAGTGCTGCGCCCTTTTCGGGCAGGTTGTTCCGACCTCGCTGGTCCGTGGTGATATTGTCGTTTTGCCGGGGTCGGGCGGTGTCTGGCGAGAAGTTCCAGGAACTAGGGTGCCTGTCCCCTTACAAAGTTCTCCGAAAGCGATGATCAGACCGTCGGATTTTCTTATCAGCCATTCGCTAGTGACCAAAGAGAAACCGGATTCGCCCGGATTTTCTTGGAAACTGGCGCTGGTGGACGGGGGAGTTACGACAGCGGATTTTGTCACTACGCGGATGATTTTGGCGCGAGGGGGACAGGAGAGTTGGTCGGCTTGGTATTATGGCCGCCATCCCAGCGCCGCGCGCGGGGGATTACAGATAGCTGCCTGGTACATAGGTTCGCAACTACTGGCCAAGTGGTTCGACCTTCGCGGACATCATCGGCTGGCCCGGACGATCCAATGGCTGAAAATCGGCGGCGAGTCCTTCGCTGTTATAAATAACGCCGTCGTGTTGCGGAAATGAGAATTGCGCTTAATGAGAAACTGTGAGACGATGCGTGCCAGAGTCCAGGCAGTAAGCACGATTGGCGCTGGAACACTGAGGTGAGACAATGGCGGAACCAACTGACATTCTCAAGCAGCGGGTGCGTGTTCTCTCCCCGGAGCTCGGGACTACCGGGTTGCCGACGTGGGGCGGGGTAGTGGCCGATGAATTCCTGCGGCAGTTGCAGGGCACGCAGGGAATCAAGATATACCGCGAGATGCGCGATAATGACGCCATGATAGGGGCGCTGTTGAATCTCATTGACCTGCTGATTCGGCAAGTGACGTGGAGATACGATCCGGCAGATAGCTCTCAGGCAGCGGGCCGAGCGTGCGAACTTGCGCAATCATCTCTCAACCAAATGGCCTTTACCTGGCGAGATACGGTGAGCGAGATATTGAGCTTTTTGGTCTATGGCTGGTCGTATTTTGAGATTTGTTACCAGAAGCGGGCCGATGGTCTCATTGGGTGGAAGAAACTTGCCATTCGCGGTCAGGACACTCTTTCCTCTTGGCGGTTCGATGACGAGGGCGGAATTCAGGCGATGGTGCAGGTGGCGCCGCCAACCTATAAACTTGTTACGCTCCCCATCGAGAAGAGTTTGTTGTTTCGCACCCGCCTAGAACGCAATAACCCAATGGGGCGTTCTATTTTACGGCCTGCGTTTAGAACTTGGTTTTTCAAGCGCCGCATCGAGGAGATTGAGGGTATCGGCATCGAGCGTGATCTAACGGGCATTCCCGTCTTGACACCGCCAGACGGATTGGATCTCTGGAATGCCAATGATGCGGATGCGGTCAGCAAGCGCGCTGAGGCGGAAAAGGTTGTGCGCAACCTTCGGCGTGATCAGCATGAGGGCATCGTCAAACCTTTCGGCTGGGAACTGCAACTCCTGACCACGGGCGGCCGGCGGCAGTTCGATATCACTCAGACTCTGAACCGCATGGATGCCAGAATTGCCATGACGTCGCTGGCCGAATTCCTGCTGTTCGGAACGCAGAATGTAGGGAGCTTCGCACTGTCATCGAGCAAGACGCACTTGTTCTCGGTAGCTACGGGTTCCTACCTCGACATCATTGCCGACATCATGACCCGCCACGCGGTGACACGGCTCATGGAAGCCAATGCTATCCCGATTGAACTTTCACCGAAACTCGTGCATGGCGATATCGAAACGGTGGACATGGCCAAACTGGCGGACGTGCTCTTCAAGTTGGCGGGAGCCGGGATGCCAGTGTTCCCAGACGGCGGCCTGCAGAAACATCTGTTCGAATTAATGGGATTGCCCCAGCCGGAGGGCGATTGATATGCACACTAGAGAAATAGCCAGGGCAGAATTTCAAGAAACTGCAAGGGAATTATATAACAAGCGCCAGTGTCCAGGCTGTGGACGAAAGATGAGTCTGTGGGAAGTGTTAGCGATGCTGAATGGATCGGGTGTTCGTGAATATCTCCAAGTACGACACACAGATGGGGCGAAAGAGTTTTTGCCCATAGAAGAAATCAATCCTCAGATGATGGATGTCATCGAAGAGTAGCGGGATACCAGCGAAGGACATGGACGAGCAGGCACACAACCTAATCAAGCCGGCACCCAAACCGTTCTTGGTCTGGAAGCAGGAAATCAAACCCCGCCCGGCAAGTCGTGACCGGTCCAGCGTTCCACAAGCAACCCTTGACCGCCTCATAGAATCCTTCGGGCTAATTCGGGTGAACGAAAAACGGCTGCGCGAATCCTACGAGCGCGGCGATTTGTTCGGGGCGGCAGAGGCCGTCGAGTTCGGTTTGGCCGAGGAGAGCCTATGGCACGCCCTTCAGGCGATGATCCTGCTTCAGGTAGAAGAGGCGGGACGGAAAGCGGCGGCGGACCTGCGGCGGCTATTGCGAAATCGGTCTGAGAAACGAATCACTAAACAGGAAGGCGTGGCTGGCGAATTCAACCTAATCAACGAGAGTTCGGTTGAATATGCGAGGCAAAGGTCCGCATCTCTGGTGACCCGTATCACCGCCGATACTCAGGCAACTATTCGTGATTTGGTCGGCCGGAGTTTCCGGGAGGGCAGAACCGGGGAGCAGTTAGCGCGCGATATCCGAGAGGTGGTTGGCCTGCTCCCACGCCAAGCCACAGCCCTGGTAAACTTCCAGAGGAAACTTGAACAGGAAGACCGCGCGCCAGCAAAGATTGCCGACTTGACGGAAGCTTACCGGCGCCGCCTACTCTTGCAGCGCGGCCGAATGATTGCCCGCACGGAAATCATCGGCTCCTCCACGCAGGGGCAGCAAGAGGTCTGGGGGCAGGCAGTCGAACAGAATTTGATCGGGCCGAAAACGC